CTTCTATATATATATATATATATAAAAATAACTAAGTATATATATAGTTATCTGTTTATTAGTTGTTTGTTTTATATACTATAGATAACTAGATTATATCTTATATAAGACTAGTTAATTAGTATAGGCTAATATAGCTAGGGCTATACAGGGGATAGGGGTAGGGGTAATTCTAGTGCATTACACCTCAAATATTTCTACAAGAAATAGCAACAATCAGGGATTAAGGATAGACGTATCCTTAATATATTTATAGCAATGGAGAAGACATGTCTAAAATAGAATTAAGTAGTGTCGCAAGTGGATACGACCTATCAATCATCAACTCTAACTTCCAGAAGATTGAAGATGAACTGAATGATAAGGTGCTGTATCGAGAGGTAGTGGAAGGGGAAGATAATGCGTTAGTATCTGATATTGATGCTAACGGTGTATCTATCTATAATCTCCCAGAGCCCTCTCTTAATAGCGAACCAGCTACAAAGAAGTATGTAGATGATCGAACTAGCTTCGATAGTAATGCAGCAGAGAGTGCTGCTGAAGCTGCTGCTAGTGCATTAGAAGCTCAAGGATATGCTAATGATGCAGCACAGTCAGCTCAAGATGCTCAAGATGCAGCAGATGAGCTTACATTTGTATGGAAGGGTGCATGGGTTACAGCTACAGCATATGGGATTAACGATGCAGTAAAACAGAATGGTTCTAGTTATCTCTGTTTGGTTCCGCATACATCAGGTGTATTTAATACTGATCTCTCTAATAACTTATGGGATATTCTTGCAGAAGCTGGTACTGATGGACTAGGTAGTGGAGATATGGTTGCAGCTAATAATCTATCCGATCTCACTAACGTAGCTACAGCAAGAAGTAATCTAGGGCTAGGTAGTGCCGCATTAAACAATACTGGTGATTTCGCAACAGCAGCTCACAACCATACTGGTGTATATGAGCCTGCTGATGCAGATATAATGAAGAGAGATGTTGAAACTGACATTACTGGAGCTATGACGCATACACCAGTGTCTCTCACTGATGCAGCCAACATTGATTGGAACCTAGATACACAGCAAAATGCCACAGTGACTCTTGGTGGGAATAGAACGGTAAATGCTCCTACCAATGCTAAGGCTGGTAGGTTTGTAGCATTACGAGTTGTACAAGATGGTACTGGTGGGAGAACAATTGCATTTAATACCGCTTACAAAGGACTGACAGGAAGAACGCCTGTTACAACTGCTGGTGCTGTTAATTTCTATCTATTTAGATGTATTGATTCCACCAATCTTGCATGTGTTTCTTTCTCTGCTAATTGTGAGGCATAAAGAATGTTAGGACTTCTAGGCATTGGAGATAATGCAGCAGGTGGCATCGACACCGGAGACATCGGGCATTCGCTGCGGTTTCGCAGAAGCGCATCGTCTTACATTGCAACTGGCGTTACAACCGCAGCAACCTCGACATATTTCGCGTTCTTCAAGCAGGGCGCTCTTGATGCAATCAATCCGATATTTGACGGAAACATCAAGATTAACGCAAACAACACGGTAACAGCTTTCGGGCTAACTACCTCTGCTGTTAAGCGCGACCCTACTAGTCACCATTGGATTCACGTTAGCAATAACGGACTGGTAATTGATGGTCAGAACCTTGGCGCTGTCACAACTTCCGCAATTACAAATCTTCGTATTGGCTATGACGGAACCAACTACGCCGATATGTATGGAAGCCGGATGTGTTGCGTTTCTGGAACCTCGCTGCCTTACACTGATTTTGTTACTTTCAATTCGACAATTAACGAGTGGGTTGTAAAAAGCAAATCAGCAATCAAGGCGCTTGTGGACGCTGGCGGTGCCGCGAGTTTCATGTACGAGTTTGACGATGCTTCTTCACTCACAACACTTGGCAATGACTACAGCAGCAAGAACAACGACGCGACACTCAACAATTTCTCACTGACAGCAGGAACCACTTACGACTGGATGCTGGATGTGCCGGGGAATTCGTATGCGACGTTGAATCCACTGGACTACTACGGCACTGCTCCGATAAACGGGAACCTCACATTCACTAAGTCTGCAGGGGTCAATGCGTTGGCGTCTGCCACATGGCTGCTTCCTACAGGGAAATGGTATTGGGAAGTCAATGTGACAACTGTTCGGGCTGCCGCTTTAGTGACAGCAATTGGAATAAGTGGACGATCAGCTCAAGATACTGGGAATAATAACCTTGGAACATTTGCTGACCAGTATGCGTATTTGAACGGTGGAAACAAAATTAATAATTCTTCATCTGTTGCATATGGTGCTGCTTATACATCTGGGGATGTTATTGGTATTGCCTATGACGCTGATGCTGGTACGTTGGTCTTCTATAAGAACAACACTAGCCAAGGTACGGCGTATTCATCAATACCGTCGGGATCAATGCGCCCAATGGCATACTCAAATGGAGACGATCTTTCATACAACTTCGGCCAGCGCCCCTTCGCCGACACCCCACCCACAGGCTTCAAAGCACTCTGCCAAGCGAACCTGCCTACGCCAGCGATATTGAATCCGAAAGAGCATTTTGATGTGAAGCTAGACACTGGCGCAAATATCAAGACAACTTCGGAGGCTGTGTTCCCTTCCAACTTCTTCGAGTGGATCAAGGACAGAGGCAACAGCAACAACCACCAACTGATTGACATCGTGCGTGGTAGCTCTGCTGTTCTGCAAAGTAATACAACTGCCGCTGAAACAACTTACTCTGCGCCTTCTGGCTCCAGTGTTGGATGGGTGTGGAAAGCCGGTGGCGCAGCAGTAACCAACAATGCAGGAAGCATCTCAAGCCAAGTGTCTGCGAACGTAGAGGCAGGGTTCTCGATTGTTACTTGGGACGGTAACGGAAATACGAGTAGCGGTGAAACTATTGGTCACGGGCTTAGCAAGATTCTTGGAATGTTCATAACCAAGAAGCGAAACGCAGTTGGGACAGACTATGGATGGAGTACATGGCATAAGGGTCTATCCAGCACTAATGGAATTTGGTTAGAGCAGACCAGTGCGCAGAACCCCGGAATGATTGCTGCCAGTCCGGTTAGTTCAACTACGTTTATTCCGTTTGCCAACGATTATAACAACGTACTGAATGCGACATACATAACCTACTGCTTCGCAGAAATCCCCGGCTTCTCCAAGATTGATTCTGTTGTAATGAATTCGTCTACTGACGGGGCAAACGTAGATTGCGACTTTAAGCCGAAATATATTCTTGCAAAACGAATTGATTCTACTTCAGATTGGTTTGAGAAAGATTCAGTACGTAACCCGTATAACGTGGCAACGGCTGTTCTTTCTGCCAACACTTCTTCCGCCGAAGCAAGTTCTGGCTTTGATATTGACTTCACAAGTCGTGGATTCAAGATTAGAACCTCTTTAGCAGGCACCTACATCTTCTACGCAGTCGCAGATGTTGCTGCGAAATATTCTTTAGCGAGGTAATAGAATGAGTTTTTATATTGATAAAAACAAAAAAAGATTTAACCCATATGCAACACATGTTGTTAATGATGTTGTATATGAAAGAGGGAATATTCTTAAATTTCCAGAAGCAATGGCACATCTTGGAATTAAGGAAATACAGGAACCGCCTGTTCCAGAGGATTATACATCAGATACATACTCCCGCACAGAACAGGATGATGAACCCTATGTAGTTTATGAACGAAAGAGTGAAGAGCAAATTAGAAAGGCATTCGTTTCAAAATTACCTGCCCTAACTCCTTGGCAAATGCGAAAGGCATTACGTGCTGCTGGTCTAATGTCAGCAGTTAAAACAGCTATGCAAGCAGCAGATGAGGAAGTCAAAGAAGCATGGGAGTTTGCACAAGAGTTTCGCAGAGATAACGAGCTTGTGTGCTCAGTAGCTGCTGCATTAGGAAAAACAGAAGACGATTTAGATAATTTATGGATTTTAGGGGGTTCTTTGTGATTGTAGTGTATTTGTTTCTAGGTTTATACGCCTTATGGCTATTTTATTTAGCTGTTATGAATCTTAAAAACGCTAGAGATAAGGGCAAACTAAGTAAAGTGGCCTATACTTTTGGTGTGCCTTTCTTTATTATTGGAGTGGTTCTCGATGCTCTTATTAATATAACTTTAATGACAATTTTATTTTTAGAGTTGCCTAAAGAGATATTAGTTACTTCTAGACTTAAACGACACATCTATACAAGTACAGGTTACAGAGAGAAAATTGCTGTGTGGTTCTGTTCTAATTTATTAAATCCCTTTGATCCTGATGGGTCTCATTGTTAAGAGGATACAATGCAAATCGAATTTTTTATAATTAGTGTCCTTTTAACAGTTGTTGGTTTCTTAGTAGTCTATGTATTAAATAGCATACGTGGAGAGATATCAGCAGTTAAAGATTCTTTAAAAAATCTAGAATCAGATTTAAGAGAGGGTTTATCATCCCTTGATAGGAGAGTTACAATTGTTGAAACCAGATGCAAAGCTGACCGATGTTCAGTTTAAACCAGATAAGTCTAAATTTCTAGATAGTCAAGGGAGGTTCTTAACACAGAGCCTCTTTCTTGAATTAGGATATTTAGATTCGGCTGTATATACATTAAAAGAAAATGACCACGAATATGAAGGCAATGTCTATCCTTCTCTAAAAAGATTATACCTCCAATCTGGAGACCCTACAGAATACGATTTTGCTACAACCTATCTATTAGGTTGGAAGCATTGGAAACGCCTCTGTGAGAACAAAGCTATTCGTAAGTATATTGATGAATGGCGAGAAGAACTAGAAGTTCAACTTAGATGCGAAGGTGTTAAAAGAGCTCTAAATAGCGCTAAATCTGGTAGTTTCCAAGCTGCAAAGTGGATTGCAGATAGGGGGTGGGATTCTAGAGGAGCAGGAAGACCTTCAAAGGATGAAGTAGAGCGTGAGAAGAGGTTCCAATCTCGTGTAGATTCTGAATATGGAGCAGATGTTGTAAGACTGTTTGGTTCTGAAGGTGCATAATGAAACATTTTAAACTTTCTGAATTTGCTTGTAAGTGCTGTGGAAAGGTAGAAATGAATGAAAAAACATTAGAAATGGTAGATAAAGCACGAGATATTGCTAATATACCATTCTATGTCTCTTCAGGATACCGCTGTGAGCCGCACAATCGAGCTGTAGGGGGTGTTAAAGACTCTTCCCATACCAAGGGCTACGCTGTCGATATTAAATGCCATAGCGAGGCTTCCTGCAAGTCTATAGAAAAAGCTGCAAGAGAAGCAGGATTCACTAGAATAGGTATTGCTTCTAATTTCGTTCATATGGATAATGATCCTGATAAACCACAAAATGTAACATGGAGATATAAATAATGTTAGTAGAAACTATTGTTGCTGCATTAGTGCCAGCAGGTATTGATGTTGTAAAACAATTAATTACTCGTTGGACAGGTGGTGTACAAGCTGTAACTATCGATGAAAAGATTAAATTACAGGAAGCTGACAATGCTACTCTAGAAGCTTTAGCTAAATTAGATAACCCTTATGGTGTCCCTAGCCAATGGATTGTAGATTTACGAGCAGGTAGTAGATACATTTCGGCTATTATTGTCATTTTAGTTGGTCTATCCACCTTATACATCTCGTTAGATACTGAGATTATGCGTCTTGCTTTGGAACTAGTAAGTATTACTTTTGGTTTCCTGTTTGGTCATAGGGTGAATCTCAATACTGGTAAAAAATAATGGACGATTGGGTTTTACAAGCTGAGAAGAAACTTCAGCGTATGCCGGAGGATGCAAAGCAAATCAGAGAAACAGCAATGGAAGATTTGTTTTTCTTTGCAAAGCTTGTAAATCCGGGATATGTGTACGGAGATGTACATAAAGCTATTTTTAAATGGATGCAAGACTATAACCTCTTTGGAAGTAGTGAATCAATCACAAGTAATAAATTGATTATGCTTCCAAGAGCCCATTTAAAAAGCCATATGGTTGCTACTTGGTGTGCTTGGATTATCACTAGACATCCTGAAGTAACTATGCTTTATGTCTCCGCTACAGCAGAGTTGGCTGAGACTCAGTTATATGCTATTCAGAATATTCTTGGATCAAGTATATATCAACGATACTTTCCTGAATACGTACATCCTCAAGAGGGATTGAGAGAGCGTTGGAGTGTTAAGAAACTTTCTATCGACCATGTAAAGCGTAAGAAAGAAGGTATAAGAGATGCCACTATTGCTACAGCAGGTCTAACTACAAACACTACAGGTTGGCATGCTGATATCATCGTAGCTGATGACTTGGTTGTTCCAGAAAATGCTTATACAGAAGATGGTAGAGATGGTGTTAGTAAGAAAGCCTCTCAATTTACATCTATTCGTAATGCTGGAGGTTTTACTATGGCTTGCGGAACAAGATACCATCCAAAGGATATCTATGCAGTATGGAAAGCACAAGAGTATGATGTATATAATTCTGATGATGAGGTGGTAGATAGGCGATCGGTATGGGAGATTGTTGAGTATGCTGTAGAAGAAGATGGAGTGTTCTTATGGCCTAGGGCTGTAAGAGCTGATGGAAAAGCTTTTGGCTTCGATCAGCAAGTCTTATCTCGTATTCGGGCTGAGTATTCAGATACGATTCAATTCTATGCTCAATATTATAATAACCCAAATGATCCGGGTTCTGCACGTATTAATAAGGATAAGTTTCAATACTATGATAAGAAATTCCTTAAACAGAGAGATGGATCATGGTATTTTAAGAACAAGAGATTAAATGTTTATGCTTCGATTGACTTTGCTTTCTCATTAAAGAAGAAATCAGACTATACAGCTATTGTAGTAATAGGTGTAGATGAAGATGGTATGATATATGTTTTAGATATAGATCGATTTAAAACAGATAAGATTATAGCATATTTCGAACATATAGCTCATTTACATTCTAAATGGGAGTTTAGAAAATTAAGAGCCGAAGTAACTGTAGCTCAGTCTATTATCGTCGAGGATTTAAGAGATAAACTTAGAGAAGATGGATTACGACTCTCTATTGATGCTCATAGACCTACAAGACATGAAGGTAGTAAAGAAGAACGTATATCTTCTGCCCTTGAACATAGATACGATAATCAATCGGTATGGCATTTCAGAGGTGGTTATATTGATGTATTAGAAGAAGAACTGGTATTGTCTAGACCACCACATGATGACGTTAAAGATGCTTTAGCATCGGCAGTTGAAATTGCCATAAAACCTAAAAAATCAAGATATTCAGATGATAATGCATCGAATAATGTTATTTTCTTCAATAGTAAATTTGGAGGTGTTTCGTTCAGATGACAAAGAAAGCACTTGAGGTAGGGAGAGATTCAGAAGCAGCATATATCTCTCGCACTTGGGATTCTTACAACACTCAGAGACAGACAAAATTAGATGAGTGGAAAGAACTTAGAAACTATGTATTCGCTACCGATACAAAAACAACAAGCAACAAAACACTTCCTTGGAAGAATTCAACAACCCTTCCAAAATTGTGTCAAATCAGAGATAATCTACATTCTAATTATATCTCTGCTCTGTTTCCTAATGATGAGTGGCTTCAATGGGAGGGCTATTCAAAAGATGACTCTACATTTAAGAAAAAGAATGCTATTGAAGCATATATGGGAAATAAAACTAGAGAGAGTCACTTTAGAACAGAAGCTAGTAAGCTTGTATATGACTATATAGATTATGGTAATGCTTTTGTTACTGGTTATTTTGAAAACTCTTATAGAATTGATAAAGATGGCAATAAGGTTACTGATTATATTGGGCCAAAAGCTCAACGTATCTCCCCATTAGATATCGTATTCAACCCATTAGCTAGTTCTTTTAAAGAGTCATTCAAGATTATTAGATCACTGAGAACAGTTGGTGAACTTAATGCAATGGCAGAATCAGAGCCAGATAATCTATATTTAAAAGAAGCTATTAAAAAGAGAGATTATCTTTTAAAGAATATGAATTCTTTTGGTGTTGATGATTTTGATAGAGAAGAAGCTTATCAAGTTGATGGTTTTGGTAATTATTTTGAATACCTTCAAAGTGGTTATGTAGAGATTTTAGAATTCTATGGTGATATCCATAATACAGAAACTCAAGAGTATCGAAGTGGTAGGATCATAACTGTTATTGACAGAGCTTGGGTTATTAGAAACGACCCGTATCCAACATGGCTTGGATATGCTCCGATTTTCCATACAGGATGGCGTACTCGTCCAGATAATCTATGGGCTATGGGGCCATTAGATAACCTTGTTGGTTTGCAATATCGTGTAGATCACTTGGAAAACTTAAAAGCTGATGCAATGGATTTAGCAGTGCTTCCCCCATTAGTAATCGCTGGAGAGGTTGAAGATTTTACATATGGGCCTAATTCAGAAATCCATATTGATGAGAATGGTACTGTAACAGAACTTGCTCGTAATGCTCAATGGGTTATCCAAGCTAACAATGAAATAGCTGGCTTGCTTTCTCTTATGGAGCAATTTGCAGGTGCCCCTAGTGAAGCTATGGGTATTCGTACTCCGGGTGAGAAAACTATGTACGAAGTACAGCAGTTGCAAAATGCTGCGGGACGAATCTTCCAAGAGAAGATTACTAACTTTGAGATTGAGCTTTTAGAGCCTGTTTTAAATTGTATGCTTGAAACATCACGACGTAATTTAGATCAGAATGATGTAGCTAGAGTTATGAACGATGATTTAGGTGTTACTGATTTCTTATCTATTACTAAAGAGGATATTACAGCATCTGGTAAGTTACGTCCCATAGGTGCTCGACACTTTGCTGTACAAGCTCAGCTTCTACAGAACTTAACTGGACTGTTTAATTCAAACCTGTATCAAACTATTGCACCTCATATTAGCTCTAAGAAGTTGTCTAGACTTGTAGAAGATGTTATGGGTCTTTCACGATTCCAACTGTTCTCTCCAAATATTGCTGTTTTTGAACAACAAGAAACAGCCAGACTTGTAAATCAAGCGCAAGAAGATTTACAAATGGAGCAACAAGTTGGTGTAGATGGGCAGATGATTTAATGAAAACAGCCCTTACAAAAGGGATGTCTATTGAGAAGAAAGAAGAGATTAGAAAGTCTTTTCTTTCTTCTTTAACTACTCGTAATCGTATCATTGAATTGATTAAAGAGAAGATAGAGACATCGCATAAGAAACGTATTTCAGAAGAAGGATATGCTCAACCTAATTGGGCATATTATCAAGCAGATTCATCTGGTTATGAAAGAGCTTGTAACGAGATAATTAGTTTATTAAGTGATAAGTAGGAAATACTATTACTAATAAGTAATATCTCATACCTGTTATAATCGTAGTATAAAAATTTTTATATTAAAGGAACGACATACCAATGTCTGAAAATATTTTTAATGGTCAGACAACTGACCAGTCAGCAGTAAATACTAACGGTGCAGCGCAACAAGCACCAGCCGTTCAGAACAGTGATCCCTTTGCTGACCTGCTAGGATCAATTAAGAATGAACGTGGAGAGCCAAAATATCGAGATGTTCAAACAGCTTTAGAAGCTCTTAAGTACTCACAAGAGTACATTCCTCAAATTAAAACTGACTATGAAAAAGTGAAGGAGGAAGCGGAGGTTCTTAAAAGAGAGGTTGAGAGATTGAAGAATATTGAACAGTCGGTAGAACAGCTCGCTTCACAGCAAGCAGCAGAGCAGAGACCTCCTGCTAAAGTTGTTTCTGGAGAAGAGATAGCGCAACTCGTAGAACAAGCTCTTACTCAAAGAGAGTCATTGGCTGTTCAGAAAGCCAATTCATCTACTGTAGTTAATGCTTGTCAGCAAGCTTTTGGAGCTGAAGCTGAGAAAGTATTCTATACGAAAGCAGCAGAGCTTGGACTTAGTGCAAATGAAATGAATGCATTGGCTTCTAAGTCACCTGATGCTGTACTTGAGCTTCTTGGTTTAAAGAGAAAAGAAAAACAAGATTCTAATTTCAAACCTAATGCTCAAACACAGATTAATACGTCAGGCTATCAACCACAAAACCAGTCATATATTGGTAAAAATACTAAACCTGTAATTCTAGGTGCATCTTCAGAAGAGCTTCTATCAGAACAGACGAATGCAAAACACTTCGTAGAAGAGCTACATAGCAAAGGTTTAACTACTTATGACTTAACTGATCCTAAGCAGTATTATAAAATTTTTAGATAAGGATAATCTATGTCACAAAATCGTGCTAATAGCACTGCGTTCATTGAAAGTGAACAGTATTCTGCGTTTATTCTACGCAATTTACATGATGGTATGCTCCCCGGCACCTTCTTCCGTAATGTATCGGATTTCGGTTCAGGCAGTACCCTCAATATCAAAACTATCGGTTCAGTAACTATTCAAGATGGTGCTGAAGAGGTTCCGTTCGAGTATACGCCTATCGAGTCCGGTACAATCACCATGACCATCGACAACTATGTTGGTGATGCTTGGTATGTTACCGATGAACTTCGTGAAGATGGTGCTCAAGTTGAAGCTCTAATGGCTGGCCGTTCAAGTGAATCTACCCGTGCTATCCAAGAGACTTTTGAATCACGCTTCTTAGCTAAGTGTAATAGCTTACAAACCAATGCCGCAGCTAATGCTGTTAATGGTTTTGCACATCGTATCGCTTCAGCAGAAGGTTCTAACCGCATGCAACTTGCTGATCTTATTAAGATGAAGCTTGCATTCGATAAAGCCAACGTTCCTATGGCTGGCCGTGTAGCAATTGTTGATCCTGTCACTGCTGCTACTCTTGATGGTCTTGTCTCTATTGGCAAGGATGTAACTCCTTTTGCTCAACGTATTCTTGAGAATGGCTTTGATAGAGATCACCAGTATCTGATGAACCTCTACGGCTGGAACATCATCACTTCTAATCGTCTACCAAAGGGTAACTACTCTGATGGTACGACTTCTGTTACTGGTGGTGTTGCTAACATCTTCATGTGTGTTGCGGATGACAATTGTAAGCCTGTTATGGGTGCATGGCGTCGTATGCCACGAGTTGAGGGTGAGCGTAATAAAGACCTTCGCCGTGATGAATTCGTTACCTCTGCTCGTTGGGGCTTTGGTGGTCAGCGTGTAGATACTCTTGGTGTCTATATCACTTCAGCTTCTAATGTTTAATCGGAGGTAATATATGGGTTATGAAAATTCCGCTGGATTAGGCGTTAATAATCATTATGGTGTCCGTTCAACTGGAGGCTCTATCGGTGTCGAACACGGTTACGGTACTGAATTTGTTGTCCGTATTGACCTAACTGGTCAATCAATTGCTGATGCTATTGCAGGTTTTGTACCTCCAATTGTAATTCCAAAAGGTGCTAACTTCGATAGCTATAAGCTTCGAGTCGATGAGGCATTCGTAGTTACTGGTACTACTCCTGCTCTGTCTATCGGTCTTGCTGGTTCTGTAGGTACTAATTACATTAGTCTCTCAGAAGCAGAACTAGAGGCAGTAGGCACTAAGGAAGTAACCGCTACAGGTGCAGGCACTATGGCAGTTGGTTCCGCAACTGGTGTAGCTGCAAATGCTAAACTTGGGTTTGCTCTGACAGGTACTACTCCTGCAATTGCTGCTACTCAAGGTAAGGCAACATTAATTATGAAATATACTTTCGTAACTAAGGTTTAATTAAATTAAGGGAGGTTGCTACTACAGCTTCCTCCCTTTTTTATTTTTAAGGTTAAATTATGGCGATAGAGCATAAGAATATCACTGATGCAGAAAGACATGAACCAAAAGGTATTAGCACTGCTACAGTAGATAAGGTATATTTCTCTAATGGAGCTGGAAGTGGTTCTTGGGGTTTAGTAGAAGCAGATAAAATAAAATCTACAAGTATCTCTGATGGATATGTCCTTGTTGCTGATGAAGCTTCAGGGGAAACGAGATGGAGTCTATCTCAGCAGTCTGGTCATGGTTCTTTTGTTATCTGCTCTGATGATACAGGTACTGGTGTTGTAACTGTGGATTTAGTTGCACAATCTCCGGGTTCTTCTACACAATCTGTTCCTTTCACTATTACTGGTTCTGATTTTGGAATTATTGAATCAGAACGGTATGATGCTACTCGTAAGCAAATTAGAGTTAAAAAAGCTGGTAGTTATCTGATTAATTTTGGACTAACTACATTACAGAGTGCTACAGGTACTAATCCTTGGTTAGGGAATGAAACAGTAACAGTTAGACTATATAAGAACGGATCAGCAGTAAATGGTTTCTGTTACAGATTTGCTACACCTAGTACATTTACTGGCACAAACACTTCAATGGAGACTGGTGCTGTAGTTATGGCTCTTGAAAATGCAGCAGTAGATGATGTATTCGATATCCGTTTATGGCAGAATACAGCAGGTACTCGTAGGCTACAGATTTATCATGGTCGTTTCTCTATTATCCCTCTTAAATAACTATGGCTAAGAAAACACTATTAGAGATTGTTCAGGATATTCTGAATGACCTAGATTCAGACTCTGTAAATAGTATTAACGACACTATTGAGGCACAACAAGTTGCTCAAGTTGTTCGTAGCTGTTATGAGGAGCTCAGTAGTAATCGTAATTGGCCTCATCAAAAGAAACTAATACAGATAGATGCAAGTGGTTCTATTTCTAAACCTAACTATTTAAAGTTACCTGATTCTATTAAAGAAATGGTTAGTTTTAAATATGATTGTGTTAAGTCAGGTAGTTCTAAAATACAATATAAAGATATTATATATAAG